TCATTAAAAAACATTATTTGGTATCTAGGGTATTGGCCATATTCTCTGTCAGTTACTCCTCGCAATGGATGCACTATTACGTCATCCGCGTCTAAATCTTTAAAACTCGGAATGCTATGTATGTCTCGCATCAATTCTCTCTTAATAGTCTTAGCTGACATACCCGGGTATGCCTGTTCAATCGGATATTGAGTTAATTGTTTAGACTGTCTATTTATGTCTGTCGTCCCCCAAGTGCGTCTCATTGCAATTTTTGCTTGTTTTTCAGCTAAGTCCGCATCACCATTTGTATATAAATAATATGTTTTAAAAAGTCTTTTATAGTCATTAATTGCGGCTGGAGCCACTCCGAGTTGTTGGTCGGGTAAAGAAGCATCAAGAGAAAATATCTTACCCTTACTATCGTCAAATATATCCCTAACTGTAGTAATAACTTTAGTGGAATTAATCTTGACCCCTGTACCTTTATCCTCTACCAATTCTCTAAAATCTTCTTCAAGAATTTCTAACCTACCTTTAGTAAGACCCTCTGTCAGTTTTGTAACCTTCTCAACAGCTTGTTCATTTGGTGTACCCGCCTTAACCATTTCATCAATCATTATGGCTTGAGTAATATCTTTATCGTCAAAGTCATCTAAAGCTTGTGGTTTGGTTTCTTGGATACGACCAACCAAGTCTGCATAAAATACTTTTTGCTCTACATCATCACCCCTAAATACCCCACGCATTTTACCACGTAAAGTTTCGGGAACCACACCAACAGAATTAACATAATTAGCTATTGTACTTTTTCTCACCGCTGGGTCTTGGATAGCATCTATTTGTGGGGAAAGAACCTTAGTGTAAACTAAATCAACAGCTTTTTTATCGTCAGTATTTTTAGGGTCTATAAAATCAGTGCCGTTCATAGCACCATAAACTTTTCTCAAAGATAATGACTCTTTAACTACTTTGTCTTTCTCGTCATCTAACTTCTTGAAAAGGGCTATTTTTTTAGCTGGTGTGATAGTTTCGCTTTGTTCAGCTTCTAAAACATCTTCGTATGTAGCTTCACCACGATTTACTTTTATTTCTAAATCAGCGGCTTGCCTTGCTAAATTTAATTCTTGTTCTGCTTTTTGTTGAGCATTGGCTTTAGTCTCAATAGAATCAACCGTAGAATTATAAGCATTTAACTTAGCTACTATATCGTTTTTATCTTCTATAGATAAACCTGCTGGTAACTTCTTAGACTTTTGCAATTCAAGAATAGCATTGGCTCTTTGGTTAGAATCCATTGCTTGAAGCTGATTCTTATAAGCTACTGTAATTAAATTCTTCTGAAAATCTTTTTGGATAACTGCACCTTCTTCCGGTGTAATAAAACCTTGATCTATTCTTGCTTGAAGAATTGATTGGTACTTAGTTATTTTATCCTCATAATGTTGAGCTTCAATTTCAGTAGATGGCGCTGGGTTCTTAAATATGTCATCACCAACTAATTCTTGAGCAGCTTCTAAAGATTTTTGAGAATCATTTTGAACTTTCTTAAAAAACTGATCTTGGGATTTTACTGTTAAAGTAGCGGCTCTTTTATCAAAGCTTTGCTGATAATACGGTTGAACATCTTGAGGCATACTAGACATTTTACCATTACGGTATTCCTCAAGCCTTTTAGTTAATAGTTCTGGGTCATTACCTTGTAGTTTATTCTCGTTGAAAATTCTATTAGTCTGAACAATATCATCGGTTTCAACGTTTGCTAGATATGCGTTTCTTTCAGCCTCTTTAGCTCTTTGAGAAGCCACAGCAATCTTAGCAGTAGCATTAAAGATACCCTCACCTAAGTCAGCTATAGCGTTCATTTGCTCTAAATATTCACCGCCCGGAGTAAATCTTATTGGTTGTAATTGCGATACTGCTGTACCTCGTGAAGCTGCTTGAATATTACCGTCAAAACGAACTACACCTCTAGGTGGTAAATTAGTTGGATTATTTGTTGTTCTTTGTGTAATTCTCGTTTTAGTCATATTACTTTAAACTTGTAATTTTCTTCGGAGTAGGGTTCATAATTTTATACTGACCATAGGTTGAAGCCGCAGTACCGAATATAGAACCAAACCCTTGTATACCTGCTGTCCTCCTAGCCATTTTAGCCGCACTACGAGTAATCGCAGCTTGATTTTGTATCTGCCTAATATTATTACTAAAGCCAACTTGTCTAGTGTCAGTAAATACTTGATTTAATCTTTTAGCTTCGGCTGCTCTTGCGGCATCAGTAGTTTGAATATTAGTAAAGCTACCAGATGTAGTAGCAAGACCACTAGCACCAAACACTGCATTTTGTGCAGACATAATACGGTCAAGCGTTCTTTGTCTATCTAGTTCGTCAACCTCTGCCTGTGTTCGTTCAGCTTGAGCTTGCATCTCTAACTGTTTAGCTTCGGCATGTGCTTGTTGACCGGCAATGGTAGCCATACGCTTACCAGTCATAATTTGCTCTCTAACTGTATATGCTGTTGTGGCAGCGGATATAACCGCTGTTGCTATTAATGCTCCGGTAGCCATTTCAATCTTGTATAATGAGTTAAATTATCCCCGTTTTCTAAGAAACCTAAACGCTGTAGACGTTTCGCTAAATTCTTATTGTTAATCGTTGACATAATAATTCTTTTCCCTTCCTTTAAACCTCTTTGGCTTAAACATTCAATTAAAAAATCTAAGCTTTCACTTACTTGTTCTTTAGGCGCATAAGGATTAGCAGTAATAAAATTCAAACAAGCTACTAAACTATTAGTAGTATATAGCCACCCTGCACATAGCAACAGTCCGTCTTTCTCGACTACATAGCCTATATCAGATAGAGCTTCTGCACATACTCTACCTTTCCAACGCCAAAACTCCCACCAACGTTCTACCTCTTTATAATGTTCTTTTTCTTTAAAATCTATAAGGTTCATTTTACCGCTATTGTTAATGCTAATACTTCAAACTCTAATGGGTCGTCTTGTGTGATTTCCACATCAACATCTCGCTCTACGCCTGCAAGATGTACTTTTTTCCAACCCGTAAACAGCGCTACTGGCTGGTCTAAAACATTAGAACCAAAATAAGTAAACGCTGGTACATATCTTTTATTATTATACTTAACGACAATATTTCTACTATTATTTAATCTAGCGTTCACCCAAACTAATCTTTTCCAATCACCAGCTAATTGAGAATTATCTAACACAGCTTCAATCGGTAGTGTCTTAACTTGCGCTAAATACTCTAAGCCAGCTTCTAATTCAGATACATCTAATGAGCTAGTTAAAGCCCCACTTGCCACAGCAGCATCTTCAAGGATATAATCATCACCTCTTACATTAACTGTTTCGCCATCAAGATGACTTAGCCCTGACCAAGAAGTAGTTGCGCTACCACTAGTTTTAATCAATGAAGCATCTAAAAAATGGTCGCTATTAAATTTCTCAATGTACCTAACCGTAGAACTATTAATTGTTCTTTTAACCGTTACATAAACATCTTGCCCTAAAACAGTTACTTCTTCAAAAGTACCGTTAGTTGTCCATAAAGACCATGCTAAAAGCTCTTGATCTCTAGCGATATTAAGCACGGCCATTGTACCATCGCTATTAACCACATAGAAATAATCAGCCGGACTATCGGATGTGGATTGTCTAACAGCCGAACTAACTGGCGAACTAATGAGGTGAGACGAAAGTATTGAAATATTTTTAGCACCATAGTTTTGTTCTAATTCATTATAGATAAATTCCCTAACTACTTTACCTGCGTTTTCAATAAACACGGTAGCACCACCTACTGGTACTGGTAATACATTACTTGAACCATGAGCAGTAGATTTAGTAATCAAAACTTTAGCCGGTGTAATTGGGTTCCCAACTTCGGTCGGTATATAGAACTCACCACCAGTAGTAAAGATTTGTAGGTTACGACCAGAAACAATATTACGAATAGCATTAACTCGGTTATCATCAATAGTTACGTCAATCGCATCGTCATCATTACCTTGATCTACATTGAAATCAAAGAAGTTACTTACTTGAGAACCCCATAATGTTTGTGGTCTTTCACCGGAATTTGCCACCCATAATCTATTTTGGTGGAAAGTTCCGCATGACGGCCAACCTTTTGAACCAGACCAAACAGCCTCGTAGCCAGTTTCGTATTCCCATTGACCAGCCGCAATCGGCCCAACAGATGGGAAGTCAACCTCAATTTGTCCGGTAACAATAGTAGCACTGGTATACCCAGTAATTCTAAGAATACCGCCAGCTTTACCATAAATATATTGACCGACACTACCAGATGAAAACACACTACCACCACCTGCGGTTGCTGTTACGTCTCTACCAGTTGTATTGCTAAGAGTTAATGTCTGTGCTGGCTCACTAACACTTACACCAGAAAAAGCAAACCACGGTATATTATCATAAGTTACAGATGCAGCAGTCCACGAAGTGTGGCTCGTTCTTGTAATCTTAATGGTTTGAACATCTTTGTGGAAAAGTAATAAGGTATCCGCTGATTGTACAAATTTCATTTCTTGTACTTGATCGGCAGTTAAAGAACTAATTGGTGATGAAGTTACAGTAGCCTGTAAAACATCATCTTTATAGACTTTGAACTCACCAGCGGTGAATACGATTAAATATTTTTGGATGTTATTAAACTCAAACTCTATAGATTGTGAAGCGGCATTACCAGTAGTGCTGTCTATATATTCTAATCCGGGTCTACGTGTAACATGTCCTTGAGGATTAACTACAACATTACGTAGCTTAGCAGCACCTTTATAATAAAGTTCTTTATCAATACGCCCCAATAAAACAGGGTCAAGCTCGCCTGCTGTGAAACCTACCTGTACTGTTTTTATGCGAGCCTTTTGTGCCATTAGTATCTAACATTAGTTAAGTTAAACGCTCCTGCCGGTATAGTGCTAGAAGTATTATTTTGTGAGTCTATATTTCTTGCTTTAATCATTTGTGTTTTAGCGAAAGCCCCAAATTTATCTGCTTTGTTTTCATCTTCTAATAACGCAGCCGCAAGCATTGCAGCCATTTCTAATTGCATCAAACGAGTAAAATACGCAGGGAAATATTGCTCATCCACGTCATATTGTAAGCTCGCATAGACTGGCGTTAAGTCAGTATATAATTTATTTTCGTAGATTTGGTGCTTAGATGTAGGATTCTGTTTACCTACTAAGCGTAAGAAATCTGATGGTAAGGAATAGGCATAACTAAAATCAAATAGAGGTGTTGTAGTTAATCTATTTAATTCTTCTTGCCTAATAGAAAATCGCCATGCGCTTGATTGCAACATGTCCTTTTTGACTGTTGGATATATAGAAGCACAAATCCTCGCTTCTCTTGTTTCATCTAAGAAAGATTCAATTTCTTCTGCGCCTATAAGCTGTAAAGCGGCTGCGCAGATACTAATATCCGTAGTAGTAACAGCCATAATTTTCTATTCAATTAAAGCATGCCCCCGGCATTTATGCCGGAGACACACAGTTTCTAAATTAGTCAGTGTCAGTAGCAGTAATAACTAAGCCATCTGATACGTCAACAGTTGTACTAGATGACGCATTGACAATATTAATGGTATGTACCGGAGTACCACCAGTTGAACTAACTACGAAGATAATATCGTTAGTAGTTAGAATGTCGTTAGCAGTCAAAAAGTAGTCCGCTGTGTTAACAGTAGCTACAGTATCCGCTGTGTGGTACATCCAAATTTTTGGAGAACCGGGTACACCACTTTGGTTTAATAGAACCAAATTTTTCTTTGAAAAAGCCATAATAAAATCTAATTAAAGGTTAATAAAACTAAGCTTCGTAAGTATCTACGAAAGAAATACCTAACTCGTCGATTACTTTA